AGTAAAAAGGCTATACAGGTAGCTAGGAGTCTTGGGGGTTTTGTTGATACAACGGTTTGCTTTATCCGTGACGACTTCAAATATATGGATGCAAAAACAATATTGGAGGAAGTCAATGAAGGTAAGGGGTTTAGTAGTCATAGATTATGACTGCCCAGAAGGGTTTATTCAGGCCGCAGAAGAACAGAAAAAATTACAAGATGCGATAGATGCACTCTGTAGAGGTAACCCAAGAGTGTTACACCACGAAGTAGATATCCGTGAACGTAGGGGTGACCAAAAGCCCGACATCAAAAAGATGAAGTTGCGAGTTAGCTAACCTAGCTAAAATAGCTACTTTTAAAGAGGCCCCGCATTGCGGGGTTTTTTTGTGTTCAAATTTTTGTTGCTAGTGACACTAACTAGTGTATACTTAGTGTCGTTACGAGGCACTAATAAGAGCAAAATTATGGAAATGAAAATCTTAAAGGGTCTGCTGTCGGCAGATTTTTTTACGTCGAATAAAAGCAACCTGAGCCCCCGGTTGTTTGAGGAAGAACTTAGGGACATCTACGAATGTATCGCTGAGGGGCATGAGAAGTATCAGTCAGATCTAAGCACAGATGATGTTCTAGCTATCTGGGAGAAGAACAATCCAGTAGCCACCCGTGCAGAGAATGACACTCTAACCGATTTAATCAAACGCATTGACCGTGAAGAGCCTTTGAATGAAGGCGTAGCTCAAGACCTATTGAAAGAGCTATGGAAGCGTCATGTAGGTCACAAGATTGCTAACTTAGGTATCGAACTCACTGAGGGGGTACCGGATGCAATGTCACGTTTGTCCAGCCTATTGGACAATGTTCGTGAAGGCGTAATGCCAAACGATTTCGGCGACACCACTACCAAAGACATAGAAGAGCTTTTGCGTATGACATCGGATGATGCGCGTTGGAAGTTCAACATCAACACACTATCCCGCAACGTATACGGAATCGGCCCAGCCGAATTCGGAACAATCTTCGCACTACCTGAGACAGGTAAATCAGCCTTCGCAATCTCTATCACTTGTGGCCCCGGCGGCTTCTGTGAACAGGGTGCGAAGGTTTTGTATTTAGGGAACGAGGAAGAGACACGGCGTACTATGCTTCGGGCTATGCAAGCTTGGGGCGGCATGACGCGTGAAGAAATTGTGAAAGATCCGATGTCCGCCCGGACAAGGTTCAAAGCAATCGAAGACCGTCTTGAAATGAAAGACATTCAAGAATGGGATCTGCAAAAGATTGAGGCATATGTCGAGCATATGTCAGCGGACGTAGTTATCATCGACCAAGGTGATAAGGTTCATATCAATGGTCAGTTTTCAGCGTCACATGAAAGACTGCGTGAACTGTATCGATCACTCCGTGAATTAGCCAAGCGTCAGCAATGTGCTGTCATTACCGTATCGCAAGCATCGAATGAAGCTCGCGGCCGCACTCGTTTGTCAGGCTTCGACATGGAAGGATCTAAGATTGGTAAGATGGCCGAGCTTGATCTGTGTATCGGCATTGGCAAACACGAGGCCGGGGATGTGGACGACACTGATCCCGATAACACTCGTTATCTAACCATTTCCAAAAACAAACTCTCTGGATGGCACGGCACCGTGATCTGCAACATCCAGCCACAAATTAGTAGATATGTTGAGTGAATTGGCAATGAAGGTACGACTAAGTAGGCAGGACAGCCATACGTCCGAAATTATGGGAGCCGACACTGTCGCGCTCTGTAAGATGCAAGGGTTTAACCCACGTCTAGAAAACGAGAGACAATCAAGGGAAGAGGCTAACGCATTCGGCTACAAAGCTGAGTTTGCTGTAGCGCGTCTGTTCAATGCAGAACCCCCGGTGATCAATGTTCTTTCAGACGGCGGCGTTGATCTCTGGCTTGATGGAATTCCAGTAGATGTAAAATTCACGAACGAAGAGCAAGGGCCTCTCATCTTTGACACGATGCAGAAGTTCCGTGCTGAAATCGCCATTCTGGTTGGCCGTACAGATGACGAGGACGTGATGTCAGTAAACGGCTGGGTCACAAGAAAAGCGTTCAAGGATCACGCCCAGAAGCATGACTTCGGGTACGGGGAACGCTTGTTCATGTTCGCCACAGATATGCAACCAATAGAAACATTGTGGCGGTTTCTAGCAGAACGAAAATGGGGAGTAGAATGAAGATAATAGTGTTTGATTTGGAAACAACCGTACAGCGAGAAAACGGGATAATTGATAACAGCCCGTTCCATCCTAAGAACAGAATGGTAAGTGCTCACTGGCTAATGATTGAAGATGGGGTGTTAGGTAAACCTCAAAGCCGTGTGTTCTTTCACAACGAAATCGAAAGCTCTGACAAACCAGATGATTTTATTCAGGCGTTGAAGTCCGCTGATCTTGGCGTGGCCCACAATGCAAAATTCGATTTGTTGTACTTATTGGAATCCGGTCTGCCCATCCCAGCTAAAATGTATTGCACCATGATTGGTGAGTACATCTTTGCCCGGGCTAGACAGATTAGTAAGTCGCTTAAAGCTACAGCCGAACGTCGTGACGTGACGCGTAAGAAATCTGAGTTAGTCGATGAAATGTTCAAAGGTGGTACTGGCTTTGAAGCCATGCCTCTTGATGTTGTTATTGAGTATGCTGAGGCGGATGTTCAGTCCTGTGCTGAGATTTATATGGATCAGCAAGAAGACCTATCTAAAGGGTCAAACAAAGGGCTTTTACCAGTCTTTGAACTGATGAACGAAATGATGATGTTCCTCTGTGAGATTGAGTGCAACGGCATCAAGATTGATATGGACGCTCTCAACAAGGTGGAGAAAGACTTCCTTGAAGAGAAAGAGACAATCGAAAAGACACTCAAAGATATTGTTACATCCGTGATGGGCGATACGCCTATTAACCTGAACAGCGGCATCGACATGACCAAGGTAGTGTACAGTCGATATGTACATGACAAGGAATACCACAAGCGGGCATTTAACATTGGCGTTGGCTGGAATGGTAAGCCTCTGTACCCACCTAGAATGAGCCAGTCTCAGTTTGCCAACACGGTAAGGAAAAGTACCCGTAGGGTAATGAAGACAGTCGCGTATCATTGCGATCCTTGCAAAGGTAAGGGGAAAATCCAGAAGTACAAAAAAGATGGTACGCCTTGGATCAACTTAACCAAATGCACAAGTTGTGACGGTCAAGGGTTCACGTTGATGGAGACTGGTCAGGTAGCTGGTCTAAAGCTTGTACCTGAAGGCCCTAACGATGCATCTATCAATGGGTTCAAAACTGACAAGACAACAATTGAACGTCTTATTATTCAGGCTGAACGTAAGGATAATCTCGAAGCGATACAGTTTCTAACTGGCATCCGTAGACTGAATGCTATCAACACTTATCTTGATAGTTTTGTCACTGGTATCAAAACCTACACACGGCCGGATGGAATACTACACGCGCAGTTTAACCAGACAACGACCCGTACTGGACGACTAAGTTCAAGTAACCCTAATTTCCAGAACCAACCCCGTGGCGGTACCTTCCCGGTTCGTCGTTGTGTTGTTTCTCGGTTTGATGGTGGTGAGGTATTAGAGGCTGATTTCTCTGGCCTAGAATTTAGAGTGGCTGGTGAACTATCACGAGATCCACAGATCATCGAAGATATTTTAGGTGGCAAGGATGTTCATAAGCAAACTGCGTCTATCATTAACCAGTGTGGGGTAGATGAAGTTGATAAAAATATGCGCCAGAAAGCAAAGGCGTATACGTTCGCACCTCTATATGGCGGGCTTGGAATGTCTGAGCCGCCCCATGTGCAAACATACTTTAAAGAATATTTTAATATTTATCAGGGCCTGAAGCGTTGGCATCAGACTTTGATGGATGGCGTGTTGAAAGATGGGCTTGTACGGATACCGTCCGGACGTGAGTTCTTCTTTCCAGACGCTAAACGGTTGCGTGGTGGCCGGATAACGAATGCTACGGCAGTAGTTAACTACCCTGTGCAATCATTCGCGACAGCGGACATTGTTCCATTGTCGTGTGTTCGCGCTCTGCGTGAATTTAATAAGCTCACTCTCCAAAGCAAATTGATGCTTACGGTACACGATTCAATCGTTGTGGATGTGTTTCCCGGAGAGAAAGAAAAGGTAGTTCAAGCTCTGAAATGGGCCATGAGCGAGGTTTCTGAAGAGCTTGAAAGTAGGTTCAATTACAAGCCTGTTTTGCCTCTCGATATTGAGATGGAAGCGGGTGCGAATTGGATGGATAAGGCCGTAGTTAGTGTTGACTGATGACACTAATAAGGGTAAATTGTAAATCTTACTAAGGAGAAAAATATGGGCGAAGTAGCCATTGTAGATAAAGCTGAAGAGCATAAACTTGCCGCACTACTGGGGGCTAACGACAAGCCTCAAGCCAGTGCAGACCGCCTTCCGATGTTGAAGGTAAATACCATGCGTAAGGACGCACAAGGCCGGAAGATTGAACAGGGATTGTTCTATCTGAATGGAATGGACGAACCTGTTTACGCTGAGAAGGTACGCATTCGCGTATTGTCGCAATTGTTCCAGTGGATTCATTATGATCCGGAAGAGAACAAGGTGGTAAACAAAACCCTACTTATTCCGAACTTCCGTTGTGAAGCTCGTGATATGAAGGGCGGCGAACGATGTGGGAAACCACCATCAAAAGTCCTTCGCGAACTTCCTAAAGAGGAACAAAAGAAGTACACGGATATCAAATGTTTCCGCCAGCTTCGTACACTTGTTTCATATAAAGGTAAGGACGCGGACGGAAATGAGGTGACTGTAGAGAACGAACCTGCTATAATGTTGTTGAAGGGATCGAACTTTTCTCCATTCGAGGATGAGTTCATCAAGTCAATTCCAAAAGGCGCGAATTTCTACGACTACTGGTGTGATGTAACGGCTGAAGAACTGCAAAACGGTTCTGTCATTTATTACGTTATGCACTTTAAACCAGACCTCAAGAAAACACTTCCTATCGACCAAGATACATTCGACACCATGACACACATGGCTGGAATGATTAAGCGCGAGAATGAAGTGATTGAGCGTTCGTACCAGAAATCCCTGCGTGAAGGGCAACTGGATACTGATGCTATCGACGCTGTGTCTGAAGTAGTTGGCGACGATCTGTCCGCAGATCTCGAAGACGATAAATAACTCTAGGAACCAAGGGGGGCTTCGTGCCCCTCTTTTTTC